CAAAAATGAAAAAAGATGAACTCATGGCATCTTACGGTAAAGTGATGTCCATGAAAATGCACAAAGATAAGATGGATGAAGGAACTGATGCAGATGGCGTCTTTGAAGATGACCTGAAAGCACTAGTTGATTCTGAAGCTACTCTAAGTGAAGGCTTTAAAGACAAAGCCGAAATCATCTTTGAAGCAGCTCTTAAGTCAAAAATCTCCGAACATGTTGAGCGCATGGAAGAGAACTATGCTGAAGAAATTGCTGAAGAAACCAACCGCATTCATACCGAATTGGTAGAGAAAGTGGATGGCTACCTAAACTACGTCGTAGAAAGCTGGATGGAAGAAAACAAACTCGCAATCGAAAGCGGTCTCCGCACTGAGATCTCCGAGTCATTCATGAAGCAACTTCATACTGTGTTCACTGAGCACTATATCGAAGTACCCGAAAGCAAAATTGATTTGGTTGACGAACTCGCCACCCAAAAAGATGAGCTTGAGGAGCAAGTGAATACCACAGTTGCAGATAACGTATCACTCAAAGCTCAAGTTGAAAAACTTGAAAGAGCCGCTATCGTAACTGAGGCTTCAACTGGTCTTTCTGAGGCCCAAACTGAAAAGCTCAAAGGTCTTGTAGAAGATATTGATGCGGACGACAACGAAGCATATGCTGAGAAAGTCGCACAAATCAAAGAGTCTTACTTCAAGGCAAAAGTAACGGCTACCGAGGAAGAAACTATTGCTGAAGATAACGATCAAGAAGTTGAAGTATCTGATTCAATGAGTGTCTACCTTGCAGCGCTTAACAAAAAATAATCCATAGGGAGAAAAAAATCATGTTTACAACTGATAAACTTCTCGAGAAATGGAACCCAGTATTGGATGTTGACGGCGATTTGACTGATCGTTATAAGCGTTCCGTTACTGCAACTGTTCTCGAAAACACTGAAAAGGCACTCGCTGAAGAGCGTGGCCATCAGCAGTTTCAATTGAACGAAGCTGCTCCTGCAAACGCAACTGGTTCTAACATTGGTAACTGGGATCCAATCCTGATCAGCCTCGTTAGACGTGCAATGCCTAACCTGATCGCCTACGATATTGCAGGTGTTCAGCCGATGACTGGTCCTACTGGACTGATCTTCGCAATGAAGTCACGCTACAGCACACAAGGTGGTACTGAAGCACTGTTCAACGAAGCAGATACAGACTTCTCAGGTGCCAACGCTACAGCACACGGTGGTGGTTCATCATCCTTGGTCGGTGATATCAATCCTCCAGGTACTTCTGGCGAATCTTCTGCTGACGCTAACAGCGATGGCGTTGAAGATGCATTCCATGTAGCTACTGGTGCGGCAACAGCCACAGCTGAAGCTCTTGGTGACGGTTCTGTATCCGGTATGGGTGCAAGTGGTCACTTTAACGAAATGGCTTTCTCAATCGAAAAAGCTACTGTAACAGCCAAGTCCAGAGCACTCAAAGCTGAGTACTCAATGGAACTTGCTCAGGATCTTAAAGCCATTCATGGCCTGGATGCTGAGTCTGAGTTGGCTAACATTCTTTCTGCTGAAATCCTTGCTGAAATCAACAGAGAAGTTGTTAGAACTATCAACTCTAAAGCTAAAGCAGGTTCACAGCAGTCTGACATTACAGCCGCTGGTACTTTCGATGTAAATGCTGATTCTGACGGCAGATGGTCAGTTGAGAAGTATAAAGGCCTCTTGGTCCAGCTTATGAGAGAAGCAAACGTTATTGCTAAAGAAACACGTAGAGGTAAGGGTAACTTTATCCTGTGTTCTTCAGACGTAGCAGCAGCTCTTTCAGCTTCTGGTCTTCTTGACTACACACCAGCTCTTGCTGGAAACGCTAACTTGACTGTCGACGATACAGGCACAACTTTCGCTGGAACACTTTCCGGTGGAATGAAAGTCTACATTGATCCATATGCAAATATCGATTACATGAACGTCGGTTATAAGGGTGCAAACCCATATGACGCAGGTATCTTCTACTGCCCATACGTTCCGCTAACAATGGTACGTGCGGTTGGTGAGAACACCTTCCAGCCAAAAATTGGCTTTAAGACACGTTACGGAATGGTTGCAAACCCATTCGTTGGTTCTTCACCAGGTAACGATACTGGTACTAACAGAGCTAACCAGTACTACAGAATCACAAAGATTACAAACATCCTTTCATAGGATTAATCATATAGTGATGGAAAGGCGGCTTCGGCCGCCTTTCTTTTTTGTATAAATAGTCTTATACAAAGGAGGTTACCATGGTAGAATACATAGATGTCAGAATTAGCCAGCTGAAAGAAGACATGGCAAAGGCACATGATCCAATGGACCAAGCTTGGTATAATAGACTGATACAAGAACTTGATTGGGTAAAACAAATGGGAACAAAGACCACACATAACTGTTATATCGGTCAAGAAGTAAATGGAGTGATGGGGACTATCTAATGCCATATAATATAGACGTCAATTTTGCCGAAGGATTTAGTAACACACCTTCAGCATCTATGAATTTTGTTAACCCAACTGCTTTTAAGTTGGTCATTGATTCACAAAAGTATAAGAATGCTCAGTTTATGGCACAAACAGTAGCCCTGCCAGATTTGCAGGTATCAGGTGCTGTATATCAAACAAGAAATAGAAATATTATTGAAGCACCAGATAAGATCGAATATGGAATGTTTGATATGACATTTCTTATTGATGAGAACTTACTTAATTATAAAGAGATTCATGATTGGATTGTTGGATTAGTTACTGAAGATGATCAAGGTGTACGTAAAGCACGTGATATGGTACTTCAAATCTTAAGTAGTCATAACAATGTTATTGCTGAATTACAGTTCGTAAATGCCATACCTATTAATCTTAGCTCGTTGCCTTTTGATGTATCAAGTACTGATATTGTATATCTAACTGCAAACGTAACATTTCAGTTTGACTACTTTAAGTTCGTTACGAAAGGTTTATAAATAATTCTATATAATTGAAAGGTATATTATGATTAAGCTTGATGAACTATTTGACATGTGGAAAAAAGACTGCCAGATTGATGAAAACAATCTAGATGCAGCAACAATTCAAAATGCTAAACTGCATTCAAAATACTTAGAAATTCATTCCATGACTAAACTACAACTTAAGCGTAAAGAGCTTGAGTTCAAAGTGCTACTCAAAGATAAATGGCTTTGGTATAATGGAAAGATGTCCCAAGAAGAAATTGCGGCCAAAGGATGGGATTATGACCCATTAAATGGTCTTAAAATACTGAAAGGCGAAATGGACTATTACTATGATTCAGATAAAGAAATCCAAGAAGCTCAAGCAAATATTGAGTATCTAAAAGAAATGTCAGATACTACAAAAGAGATTATTGATACAATTAAATGGCGACATCAATCTATTAAGAATATGATTGAGTGGCGAAAGTTTACGTCAGGTGCATAATGCCTACCAAAATTACGGTTAAGAAAAAGAACCATGCTATGATGTTTGTTGACTCTGAACCTTCGGTTCTAAATGAGTTAACTGACTTCTTTACGTTTTATGTACCTGGCTATAAGTTTATGCCGGCATATAGGAATAAGGTATGGGACGGTAAGATCAGGTTATATAATTCTCAAACAAGAGAGCTATATGCTGGATTGTATGCATACGTAAAAGAGTTTGCAAATGCCGAAGGCCGTGATTATGAATTAGAATTAGAACACGATGCTTACTATGGTTATGTTGATGAACAAACAGAACCAAATATGGGTTTCATTAATGATTTGATTCTTACAGATAATAAAGGTGATACTATTGCTCCAAGGGATTACCAACTAAGAGCTATTGAATATGCTTTAAGAAATAAAAGAGGTATGCTTATATCTCCTACTGCATCTGGTAAGTCACTTATTATTTACTGTTTGCTTAGGTGGTATTTAGAGAATCATAATAAACGCGCTTTGATTATTGTACCTACTACTTCACTGGTAGAACAAATGTATTCAGATTTTGCTGCTTACGGTCAGAATGATAGTGAGTTTGATATTGAAGATGTTCAAAGAATCTATTCTGGTATGCCAAAGAAAAGCGAAATGCCAAGAGTAATTATTTCAACATGGCAATCAATTTATAAACTACCTGGAGCATGGTTTGAACAGTTTGGATGTGTATTTGGCGATGAGGCACACAACTTCAAAGCTAAATCACTTACGTCTATTCTTACTAAAATGAGAGATGCTGAGTATAGGTTTGGAACTACTGGTACTTTAGATGGTACTCAAACACATAAGTTAGTCCTTGAAGGATTGTTTGGTCCTGCATATTATGTTACCACAACAAAAGATCTGATGGACAAGAAGCAGTTAGCTCAATTAGACATAAAGGTATTATTGCTGAAATACAAGGACGAATACTGCCGTGATGTTGTCAAATACAAATATCAAGATGAGATCGATTGGATAGTTAGATACGAGAACCGCAATAATTTCATTGCTAATCTTGCTTTGGATCAAGACGGAAACACACTCGTTCTTTTCCAATATGTAGAAAAACATGGTAAACCACTTTATGATCTCATATTAAACAAAGCACATAAAAGAAGAAAAATATTCTACGTGTCAGGCGAGACAGACACAGACACGCGTGAGCACGTACGGAAGATTACAGAGGAACAAAAGAATGCAATTATCGTGGCTAGTCTCGGAACTTTTAGTACCGGAGTCAATATTCGTAATTTGCATAATATCGTTTTTGCTTCTCCCTCGAAAAGTCAGATTAAGGTTCTACAGTCTATCGGGCGTGGATTACGTAAATCGGATGATGGAAAGGATACAACGCTATACGATATTGCCGATGATCTCCATTGGAAATCGGCTAAAAATTACACTTTGCAACATGCGGCGGAAAGGATAAAGATATATAGTAAGGAACAGTTTAAATTTAGCATAATAGAGATACCATTACCATGACCTATAACTTAGACGACATAGACATTAGAGTATTCAAACTAACCTCTGGAGAAGAAGTTATCTCTCTTGTGTCTAAAGATGAAAATGGTTTTCTATGTTTAGAGTCCCCATTGCAAGTTCATAAACGAGTTGGTAAAGGCAGCCATGCTTTTGCTTTTAGTGATTGGCAACCTCTAGGTAAGACAAGAGAGCCAGTTATACTTAATGAACTTCACGTGGTTTCGACTGCGTTTGCTGAAGATGAAATCAAAGAGAGATACATTCGTATGTCCCTTGAAATCAGAGAACAGTATGACCGAAACCAATTAGAAGACGAAGAAGATCTAGTTACCGAAGATCAAGTAGACGAGTTTGTATCAGACATTATGAAGAA